ACCGACCGTCGCGGCTCCCAGCGGGCGGCGGCGCAGGCCATCGGCTATTCGGTGGCGGTGGTCTGCAATGTCCTGAAGAACGCCTATAGCGGCGACATGGACAAGGTGGAGACCGCCGTTCGTGGCGGAATCATGCGGGAAGAAGTGATCTGCCCGGTGCTGGGTGACATCACCAAGCTGGTCTGCCTGCAGGAACAGGCCAAGCCCTTCGCCACCACCAACAGCCAGCGCATCCGCATCTACCGTGCCTGCCGCGCCGGGTGCGAACACAGCCGCCTGAAAGGAGGGTCCGATGCTCAGTGACGATCTCAAGTCTTTGGCGGACAACCTCGGCCAGTACCGGGAGACCGGGGCGACGCTGACCCCGCAGGGCGTCATCGCCGTGTGCGTCATCCTGCGTCGCGCCACCGAGGATGCCCGCAAGCTGGAGGCCGCCGCCGCCGAACCGCGCGTCGATACCTCCGCCCTGCCCGGTAACGTCACCTCGATCCTCGACCGGCTGGGGAAACCGCACGGCACCCGCGACTGGGTGCCGGTTTACGGCACCCGGCCCTATACCCCCACGGACCAGGGTCCGGGCGGTGCGGCATGATCGCCTATCGCACCAATCCGCGCGCGAGAATGGGTGTCGTACCCGAACTCGGTGTCGTCACCCCGATCACCCCGCCGGAGATCGGCATCGACGTAGAGCACTGCCTGTGGGCCGCCGCCCACGGGTGCGACCCGCTGGACGTGATCCACGCGCTCGGCATGGCCTGGCCCGCCGAGCGGTACCCGGAATGGGCGGACGCCCTGCTCGCGGTGCGGGTCGCCGCATCGCGCATGGCCGCCGCTTCCCGCCACCCCATCACCCACCGGAGGGCCGCCTGATGCTGTCCCGTCGTCAACGAAAAATCCGCCTGCGCAACGCGCTGCGCGTTGTCCTGTCCATCCTCGTCGCACCCTTTGCGGTGCTGAAAGGCATCTGACCATGTCCACCATGGAAGACATCACCAACCTGTGCCGTACCCTGTCGGCATCGCGGCGATCGCTCGCCACCGCCTGCGCGCTCGCGCAGATGGAAATCGACGCGGTCAAGGACAAGCACATGCTGCTGATCTCCGGCCTCAGCAAGGACATGGCCGAGGTCTACGACGCCCTCACCGAGGCCGTCGAGGCCAACCCCGATCTGTTCGTCAAGCCGAAAACCCTGGTCCTCTCCGATATCAAGGTCGGCTACGCGAAGCAGCCGGGCAAGATCACCATCGCCGACGCGGTCAAGACCATCGGGCTGATCCGTGCGCTGATGCCGGAACATGCGCCGGTGCTGATCAAGACCACCGAACGGCCGATTAAAAAGGCGTTGAACGCGCTGCCGGCCGCGATGCTGCGCAAGCTCGGCGTGACGGTCACCGATTCCGGTGAGCACGCCGTCATCATCCCGCAGGATTCCAGCTTGGAGAAGCTGGTCGCCGCCCTCCTCGGCGATCCCTCCACCTCCGCCGAGGCTTCGGCGGACAGGTCCACCGGCTCCGACGCCAGCGAAGAGGAGGCCGCCTGATGTCTGTACTCCTGGCTCTCGAAACCCTCTCCGACGCCCGCCTCTCTGCGACCATCGATAACGCCGGGCACGGCGCACTCATCGTCGGCGTGGTGGAAATGCGTTCCGAGTTGTTGCTCCTCGCCGAGGACGTGATCGACCTCTGCGCCGAACTTGATGCACCGAACGGCGAGACCGGAGACCTGATCGCCGAACTCGCCGAAGCCGCCGACGAATGGGCGGTGGCCCTTTACGTTGACGGCAAAAGGATCGGCAAGCTGGACTTCGACGAGGTGCGCGCCGCCTTCGCAGCGAAAGGCGGTGCGTGATGTGTGACTGCGTCGAGAAAATCAACAAAATGCTTGAACCCGGTGGGCACCGTCTCAACACCGCGATCAACTTCGACGGCAGACCCGAAGTGCCGTTGATTTCTCTGATCCGCACTGATGCCTGGAAAATCGAATCCCGGCGCGGGAAGCCGTCCAGCTTCTGGCCGTCCTATTGCCCCTTCTGCGGCGAGAAGTACCCGGAAGCCGACAAGGCGAAAGGCGGTGCGGCATGAGGAGCCACAAGCGCAAGCCCTCCGGCGTCTACATGGTCCCCGTTGTCGGCGGCGATCCGGTCATTGTGCTGGCCCGCCACCCCAAGGGCGCGGCCATGGTCGCGCATCTGGCCGGGTACGCCGTCGGCCTCACCCGCGACATCCGCGAGGTGGAGGAATCGCGCCGCTGGTCCGCCATCAACCTCGGCAAGGCAGGTATGTGATGGCGCGCGTTTTAACCCCGGAAAAGATCGACCGCGCGATCTCTCTGCGCCGTAAGTCCTGGAGCCTGGCAGAGATCGCCACCGATCTAGGGGCATCTGTCGGCGCAGTGCGCTGGCAGCTACTGCGCAATGGAGAGGTCGATCCGCCACGTCCGACCGCTCGCTTTCCCATGGTCCCGATCCGACCCAAGACACTCGTGATTGGCGGCCGCCGAGTGCGCCGGTTCACACGCGAGGAAGATGCGCGGTTGCTCGAGCTGGAATCTCAGGGACTGGGACTGAGCGAAATCGCCCGTCGCCTTGGTCGCAAACACAATTCGGTCATCGGACGCCTGATGACGCTAGCGCATCACGACAGCCGGAAGGAATGCGCATCATGACCTCCAATCCGGACGGAAAAATTAACATGCGCACCCGTCTGCCGAACCGGCGGCCATCGCTGATCGAGGAGGTCACCGTCAACGGTCTGCCGATGACGGTCACCGTCGGCATCGACCCCACCACCGGCAAACCGCTGGAAGTGTTCTTGAACGGTGGGAAGGAGGGGTCGGCCTTCGACGCGGTGGCCAGTGACGCCGCCGTGGTGGTGTCGATCGCGCTGCAACGCGGCATCCCCGCCGCCGACCTTGCACACTCCATCGCGCGCATCCCCCTTGGCCCCACGCGGCCCGAGGATCTCGATGGCCGCATCGTCCCCACCGTGCCCGCCAGCCCGATCGGCGCGGCGCTGGACGTCCTCATGCACATCGACGGGGGCGCATCGTCATGACCCGCGTCGCCGTGTCCCCCGCCGAACTCCGCTCCGCGCTCGCCGACCTGGCGCTGCGTTCGGCGGCGTTCGTGCGGGGGCGCGGCATGCGCCCGGCGCGGGAGGCCCTGCTCGCATCCATCACGGCCGCCAACCAAGCCTTGAGCGCCGAAGACCTGCCCGCCGAAGCCTCGGCGCAGGCGGGCGCCTCCGACGCTGAAGCATTGGTTTGCACCACCGATGGCCTTCGGCAGATGGCCGACGCGGCCGACGCGGAAGCCCGCTCTCGTCACGACTACCGCAGGGATTGGGAGGGTTGAGATGGACATCGAACCGAGGCCCGGCGAGCCGAAACCAATCATGGAAATCAACGCGGCGCTCGCGGCGCGGGAGACCGGCGCCTGCGCGGAGTTGTCCTGCGCGGCGGGCATCGGCGAGGGCTGGTACGGCCTCGTCTGCCCGCACTGCGGGCGGCGCGGCGATGATGCCGCCGACTACATCTCCCGCCTGGATATCGATGACGTCTCGGGCGCGCTGCGCGTCTTCACGTGCCCTCAGTGCGGTCGCGAATACGTGGTGCGCGACCACCGCGCCGCCGGTCTTTGGGCACACGCGCTGATGAGCCCGGCGGACGCGCGCTATCTCAGCTGGTACCGCGCGCACGGCGGCGTTCTGAGCTATCGGGAGATGGCGCGATGACCCGCCTATTTGCACCAGCTACTTTTGGTGCCGCCGTCGTAGGGGCGGGCGAGGCGGGCCTTGATCAGCGCCTTGCCGACGTCGCGGCCATCGGGGGATGCCAAACGAGCGACGACGCGCCCGCCGTACTTGTCCTGCTCCACCTGGGTCAGGCGCACCACCGCGCCTGGCGGCAGCATCTGCCGCGTCAGGGCGGATGCCTGATCCGCCAGGGTGGCCTCGCCCGCGCACTTGGCGCGAGGGCGTTTTTCGGGGGTGTCGATACCCGCCAGCCGGACCTTGGTTTCGACCGTGGTGTCCAGCCAGGTGCGCGCCTCCACCGCGACGGTGTCGCCGTCGATCACCCGCACCACCACCGCCTCGATCGGGCCGGGGATGATCTCCCCGGCCTGGGCGGGCGCGGCAAAAACAATCAGGACGAGTGCAAGGGCGGTGCGCATGCACGCAGTATCGCCCAGATCAGGGGGACCGACAAGTGAACATGGAGCTTTTTCCCTCCGCCCACCTGGCCGGGGTGCGACCGCACAGCAGCTTCGCGAACTTGGCCGAGCAGGCCGCCGCTGCTGAGGCGTGGGAGACGGACCCCTGGGCCGCCGCCTCGATCCTCACCGTCGAGATCCTCACCCCCGTGGTGGTGGACCCCTGCTGCGGCACCGGCATCCTGGCGCGGGCGGCGCGGAGCGCGGGCTACGACGTGCGCGCAAGCGACCTCTACGACTGGGGTTATGCCGACATGGCGGCGCGTGGGCAGGACTTCCTCACCAGCGACCTGCTGGCCAACTGGTGCCGCGACAACACCGTCCTGATGAACCCGCCGTTCTCGCTGGCCACGCAATTCGTGGATCGGGCGCTCTCGTGCGGCGCGCGCAAGGTGGCGTGTTTTCAGCGCCAGGCCTGGCGCGAGTCCAACCGCCGCCGCGCCTGGTGGGAGGTGAACCCGCCCGCACGCAAGTGGATCTGCGGCGACCGCGCCACCTGCTGGCTGTTTTCCGTGCCGCCGGAGGACCGCAAGGGCGGCACCCCCACCCCGCACGCCTGGTACGTCTGGGAACGCGGCCACCGCGGCGCCGAGATGACCGGCGCGATCTGGAAGGACATGGTGCGATGACCCGCAATCCGATGCTCTCCAAGGTGCATATCGCCCGCAAGGAACTGGGGCTGGACGAGGAGTCCTACCGCGACGTGATGGAGCGAATCACCGGCCAGCGCAGCGCCGCCGCCCTGTCGGATCGGCAGTTGTCCGCCCTGCTGGACGAGTTCAAGCGCCTGGGTTTCAACCCCCGTTCAACGGGGGCAAAACGGGCCGGTGAACGCCGCATGGCGGATTCGCCGCACGCGGGCAAAATCCGCGCGCTGTGGATCACCCTCTATAACCTCGGCCTGATCGACGACCCGGCGGAGGCCGCCCTGGCCGCGTTTGTGCGGCGACAGACCAAGGTGGATGACCTGCATTGGCTCAAGCCCGCCCAGGCCGACAAGGTGATCGAAGCCCTCAAAGCCTGGGCGCATCGCGAATCCGGGGTGGACTGGTCGCCCTATCGCGCCACCGTCAGCTGGTACGCCGGTCGCCCGGTGGCCGGTCTGGTCGATCGCCCCCGCCTGCGCGTCATCGAGGCGCAGTGGCGCAGGCTCGGCGCGCTCGGCGCGCTGCGCAATCCGTCTCCCCATGCGGCGGCTGAGTTCGCAGGCGCGGTGATCAAGTCCCCCTGCAAGATCGGCCTCGCCAACCTCACCGATCCCCAGGCCGACCGGGTGATCGAAACCCTCGGCACCATGCTGCGCAAGGCTCTGGCCAAGCAAGCCGCCTCCGCCAAGGCTTCGGCGGCCAGGGCCGCCAGCGGGAAGGAGGGGTGATGGACGCCCCGGCCCTCACCACTCCGGCCCTGCTGCACCGCACCCGCTGTGCCATCCACGCGCTGCGGCGGGCGGAGCAACGCGGCGTTGATCTCGGCCCCGCCGACGTCGCGGCGATCGAGGCGGCGATCCGCGCCCTGGCGGTGGCCTGGGTCGGCGGGCCGGGGCTGCCCGATGCACCCGACCGCCATTGGTTCCGGGCGCGGCACGGCAACACCCGTTGCCGTGTGCTCTGGGATGCGCGCCTGGACTGCATCGTCACCGTCGTCGAAGACCACCGGTGCCCGCGATGAACCAGATTCCGCTGCCGCATGGACTGCAACAGATAGCCGACGCCGCCGGGATCGAGGCGGCGCTGACCATCGCGCTCGCCCGTGGCGGATCGCGCCTGCTGATTCCGCAGAAGGCGGAGGGCAGCATCCTTGAGGAACTAGTGGGGATTGACGCCGCTCGGCAAATCGCGCAGGCTCTGGCGGGTGAGCGGATCGAGATACCGCTGGCAAAAAAGGTGCTCAATAACTGGCTCAAGAGCCATATGAGCCAGGAACAGCGATCAGTGCGGCTCAAGCTCGCCCGGCGCACCATCCAGAATTGGGATGGTGACAAGACCCCCCCCTTTCCCGACCTGTTCGACACCTGACCGGGCGCAACCTTGCGCCCTGACCCCACCGCTGCAAATCCGCGACACTGACCCCGCAAAGCCCACTGCGGGGATAAAGCCGTGCCGCGTCTGTCAAAACCCATCCTGTCCATGATCGCCGCCGGGGCCGGTGCCCTGGCGATCGCCTCGGCTTTTGTCGGCGAGCGGGAGGGTCTGGCCCTCTCGGCCTATCAGGACGGGGCCAGCGTCTGGACGATCTGCCGGGGCCATACCTCGACCGTCAAACCGGGGATGACGGTGGACAAGGCGGAGTGCGACCGACTGTTCGCCTCCGACCTCGGCGTTGCCTTCGCCGTGGTCGATCGCATCGTCACGGTGCCGATCTCCGAACCCCGCCGCGCCGCCCTGGCCAGCTTCTGCTTCAACGTCGGCGAACCGATGTGCGCGCGCTCCACCCTCGTCCGCAAACTCAACTCGGGAGACCCCAACGCCTGCGATGAATTCCGTCGCTGGACTTATGTCGGCGGCCAGGACTGTCGCAACCCGCAATCCAACTGTCGCGGCATCGTCGAGCGTCGCGAGCAGGAGCGCGAATTATGTCTGCTCTGATCTCTTGGCTGATCGGCACCGTGGCGCGCTGGGTGGGCGGATCGACCGCAAAGGCGACCAGCATCGTCGGATGGATCGGCCTCGCCCTCGTCCTCGGCGGCATGGTGGGCACCGGCTGGATCGTCCACCGCTACGATGCCGCGCAGCACCGCGCGGCGATTGCCGAGATCAAGGCCACGGCGGCCACGGCACAGGCCGCCGCCGAAGCGCGGGCGCGCGACCAGGAGCGCCGCAACGACGCTCTCTCCCGATCCCTGGAGGAATCCTATGAAACCCTCTCCGAAGCGCGCGCCGAAGGGCGCGTGGAGTCCGCTCGTCTATCCGGTCTTCTGCGCGCTGCTCTTGAGCGGCTGCGGCAGCACGGAGGTTCCGGTGGCGACGGTCGTGGAGTGCCCGGCCCCGCCGACGGCCCCGGCGGCTGTGCGGACCTACGATCCGCCCTCGCCCGGACCGCTCGCGCTGTGGAACTCCTCCAAGACGCAGGCGATCGAGTTGCTGCGGACGGACAGCGCGCCGTCGATGTTGCAACCATCGCCGCCGACGCCGCCCGCGCCGCCGCAGTGACGCCGGAGGCCGCAAGGTGACGGACATGATCGACGAGGCGCAGCAACTCACCATCGATCGTGATGCGGATGCGCTGACGGCGCACCGGCTGCGTCGCCTCGCCCGACCCGGCCCCGGCATCTGCATCGACTGCGGTTGCGCCATCGAGCCGTCGCGCCTGGCCGTCTGCCCCACGGCGCGGCGGTGCCTGGATTGCCAAGAACGCCACGAGAGGACGCGATGACCCTGACCTATGAAACCGCGGACATCGTACTCCGCATCCTGCAGATCCTGGTGCTGCCCGCAATGATCTGGGTGCTGCGCAGCTTCACTGTGATCAACAAGGAACTCACGACGCTGCGCGAGCGCCTCTCCAGCGTCGAAGCGAGGCTGGACGATACGCCCAACAGCAAATCCGTTCACGAACTGGCGCTTTCGGTCGAACGCATGAGCGGCAATCTCAAGGCGCTGGGGGAGCGGATGGGCGGCATGGACCGCATCGTCGACCGGGTGGAGAAGGTGCTCAACCGGCATGAGGACTTTCTGTTGAACGGAGGTGGCAAGTGATCAAGGACTATCGCACCGTCGTCGCCGAAAACCGCCGATTGGCGCTTTTGCGTTTCCTCGCCAGTGACGCCGACTATGCAATGAACGACAGCGTGATCCAGACCGCCCTCGGG